ACTAGTTCAAAAATTGTTACTATTAATGGAACAACAACTGCTGGAATAGCCACAGGAGCACAACTTGAGGTAGTATCAAACGTAGATACTAATACTGATCGTGGTGTTGCATTTAATTATAATACAAGTGCAGGTTCAGGTAATAATAAAATTGGTTTCTTTGGATATATTGATACTGATTCAAATAGCAATAGTAATGCACCAGCAAGGTCATTTACTTACATACCTGATGCAACATTAACAGGTGACACTGCATCTGGTACAAGAGGTGCTTTAGATATCAAAGATATATATTTCCAGTCTGGTGATTTTGATACCACTGGTAATGGTATTGTTTACTTTGATACCACAGGTAGACAGATCGGTGCTGCTGGCACTGCTTCTGGTATAACTACTTCTAACTTTGTACTAACAACTAATGCCTCTGGCATACCAAAATGGACAACGACTCTTGATGGAGGAACCTTCTAAAACATGACAAAATCAAATGATGTTGATGTGAATGCTTTGATAAAAATTTATAACCAAAAAATTTCTACATTAACTAATCAAAATATTCTACTTGAAGCAAAATTACAAACAATTGTACAAGACAATTTAGATGCTCAAAAAGAATTATTAGCAGAAAAAATGGAACTACAAGAAAAATACGAAAACTTATTATCTGAAGTAGAGGGAGAATAATGGTAGGGCATGCTGTAAATTCAAGGGAGTCTTTAAAGGAATATGCACTTAGAAAATTAGGTGCTCCAGTCTTAGAGATTAATGTGGATGACTTGCAATTGGAAGATTTAATTGATGATACCATACAGCTTTATAATGAAAGACACTTTGATGGTGTTGAGAGGATGTATTTAAAATATGAAATTACAACAGGTGATATTGATAGAGCAATTGGAGCAGAAATACCTGGTCAATCTAAAATAAACGGTAAAACTGGTGTTGGTATTGTCACAACTAGTGGTGTTTCAACATCAATACCTGGTTATGGAACAACGACCACAAATTTTTATGAAAATTCTAATTTTCTACAAGTTCCCACATCTGTATTAGGTGTAAATAAAATATTTAAATTTGATACTAGCACAATATCAGGCAGTATGTTTGCCATTAAGTATCAATTATTTTTAAATGATTTATATTATTTTAATTCACTTGAATTATTACAATATAGCATGGTAAAAACTCGACTTGAAGATATAGATTTTTTACTTACACCTGAAGCACAAATAAGATTTAATAAAAGACAAGATAGATTATATTTGGATATTGATTGGAAATCTCAAACTGCAGGTGATTTTTTAGTAATAGATTGTTTTAGAGCATTAGATCCTGAGACTTTTAATCAGGTTTATAATGACTATTTTGTAAAATTATATTATACAGCTTTAGTTAAAAAACAATGGGGACAAAATTTAATTAAATTTAGAGGAACAAAATTGCCAGGTGGAATTGAACTAAATGGAAGGGAGATATATGATGATGCTGAAAGAGATTTGGAAAGGATAAGAAGTAAGATGATGCTTGAATATGAAATGCCTCCTCTTGATTTTATTGGGTGATGATTGATGGCTTTAAATCCCTTTTTCTTACAAGGATCTCCAAACGAACAAAATCTTATCCAAGATTTAGTAAATGAACATCTAAAAATTTATGGTGTTGAAGTAACATATATTCCTAGAAAATTTGTAAGAAAACAAACAATTATAAAAGAAGTACAGTCATCTACTTTTGATGATAATTTTTTATTGGAAGCGTATGTAAACACCTTTGATGGATATGGTGGTCAGGGTGATATAATGACAAAATTTGGTGTAAGTTTAAGAGATGAACTTACAATTACAATATCAAAAGAAAGATTTGAAGATTTTATATCACCATTTTTAGAGGCAGATGATGACTATGAATTATCATCAAGACCCCGTGAGGGTGATGTTGTATTTTTCCCTCTAGGTTCAAGATTATTTGAAGTAAAATTTGTTGAACATGAGCAACCTTTTTATCAATTAGGAAAAAATTATGTATATCAACTTAAATGTGAACTATTCGAGTTTGAAGATGAGGTATTTGATACTGATATAGAAGAGATAGATTCTCAACTTGAAGATATTGGATATATTTCAACTCTACAATTAATTGGAGTTGGTCAGACAGCCACCGCATCTGCTCAGATTAATTTAGCTAATAGAGGGTATGTCAGAGAAATAGTATTAAATGATGATGGAAGTGGTTATATAAGCACTCCAAATGTTGCTATTTCAACTGCACCTGACATAGCTGGTAATGCTAATGCGACTGCTGTGGCAATTACAACAACAAGGGCAGGTATTTTTTCAATTGAGAGAATACTACTCACAAATGCAGGTCTTGGATATACTACTCCACCATTGGTTACTATCACGGGTGGTGGTGGAGTTGGTGCTGCTGCAACTGCTGCAGTTGAATTAAGTAATTTTGGTATCGTCGATTTTACTGTCACCAATAATGGTGTTGGTTATGCTGCAACACCCACTGTTTCAATTGTTGGTGCAAGCACATCACCTGCTGCAGCTGAAGTTAATTTATTAGCAGATAACACTATATCTGATATTTTATTAAAAAATGCAGGTATTGGATACACGCAACAACCAACAGTTACCATTTCTAGTCCAACAACAATCCAAGGAGTTGGTAATTTTGAGAGGGGTGAAATAGTAAAAGGTGTATCATCAGGTATTGAGGCAAGAGTTAAAGAATGGGATACAGATACAAGAATATTAAAAATATCAAATGTTGGTATTGGCACTACAATGTCAGCATTTATACCTGGTGAAACTATACAAGCAACTCAATCAACGTTCTTTGTTGTTGGTATAACAACTCTTGCGACAATAGGTATTACAACTACAATATTAACAGGTATAAACACATCAAGTATTAATCTAAATCAAGAGTTAAATCAAGTTGAATTTGGAACTCTTCCTGTCATTGGTATAGGTGCAACTGTTACAAGTATTGGTGCTGGTACGATTACTATAAGTACTCCTTCGTTAAATACTACAGGTGTCACTACTGTAGTTTCATTTGGATCTACTGTATTATCAAACTATGCTTTAGATTTCTTTAGTGATGAAAATCAAGACACTACTTTTGAAACAAACGATATAATCGAAAGTGAAGCTGACGACATACTCGATTTTTCAGAAGGTAATCCATTCGGTACATTCTAATGTTAGGACAATACTATTACCACGAAATACTTAGAAAAACTATCATTGCATTTGGTACGATATTTAATGATATTAATATTCGTCATCGAGATGGAAGTGGTAAAGAAACAAGTGAAATGAGAGTTCCTCTTGCTTATGGTCCTATGCAAAAATTCCTAGCAAGATTAGAACAACAACCAGATTTAAACCGTGCAGTTCAAATTACATTACCTCGAATGTCATTTGAAACCACGAACATTGCATATGACGCAACAAGAAAAGGTGGAATAACTCAAACATTTAAAGCATCTGATGGTAGTAATTTAAGAAAAGTATTCATGCCAGTTCCATATAATCTTGGATTTGAATTAAATATTTTAGTTAAATTAAATGATGATGCCTTACAAATCGTGGAACAAATATTACCATATTTTCAACCTTCATTTAATGTGACCATAGATTTAGTAGATGTTATTGGTGAAAAAAGAGATGTGCCAATTGTTTTAGATAGCATATCATTTCAAGATGATTATGAAGGAGATTTTGCAACTAGAAGGGCATTAATATACACTTTAAACTTTACTGCAAAAACATATCTCTTCGGTCCTGTATCTGATTCTTCAGAGGGTCTTATCAAAAAAGTACAGGTCGATTACTACGCATCTGTTGATAAAGAAACAGCAAAAAGAGAATTACGATTTACTGCAACTCCTCAAGCACTCAAAGATTATAATGATGATAACACTGCAATTCTCAGATCAGATCTATCAAAAACTAAGACTCGATTTGATATAAGTGGAACATCAGCATTAAGTGTAGGTATGAGAATTATTATAGATAAAGAAATAATGAAAATTAAACTAGGATTAAGAGGCAGTTCAGATGCGGTCAATCATATCATCATTAAAATGGATGATCTTATGCTTGTAACTGCTGACAATATTTTTCTTATCGGTGAAGAAAACCGAAATAAAATGGGAGAAAATCTTATTAAATTGCTTGATGCTTTAAGTATTGATAATGAGATTGAAATAAGAGACACTCTTCAACCCGAAATTGAAAGAGAATTAAATATGGAAAACGGAGCATTAAAAAAGTATGTCCCATGA